ATTGCTATCTTCCCAGACTGTGCGGGGCATGGTGCCGATGGACCAGTGCTTCTCGCGCGTGTTATAGATGACGTAGCGGTCGTTCTCGCCATTGGGCGATTCGAGGGAAGGATAGAACCACATGATTTCGTCGAAGGTCGAGTTCGAACCCGCATAGATCTTTTCAAGTTGGAACTGGTCCAAGTTGTCATAGATGTAGCGGAGGACGGTACAGCTCAAAGTTTGGAGGCGACCATCATACTGGTAGAACTGGCCGTTGGCTGCCATCCAATAGAGTGTGCCGTTGTATTCGATGGCTGCGTTACGGGCAATGATGCCGCATTGTTCACCGACAGCGGTGAAGCCGAAGACGTCGTTGCCGCCGATGTAGGACTGGATGAACAGGTCGTTGTCGGTCAGGATGGCAGTCTTGTCGCCAATGCGGTTGACGGCCCGGATTTCGGAGCCACGGCTCGGCAGCGGATAGTCGCCTGCGGTGTTGATGTTGGAAGGCGTCCAGTCGGTGAAGTCTTCTTGGGAACACCAACGGACTAGGAGCGGACTGTAAACGCCGGAAATGTCATGGGTGCCATAAAGAAGAACGTGTCTGGCTTCCGAGGCGACGCGCACAATCTGGTTGACGGAGGGGGCTGCCGTGACGATAGTGGCGCGACTGACAATTCCGGCGCTGGTATCCCAGTACATGAGCGGGCCGCCAGAAGGAACGGCCATGATATCGGTGCCCCACAGATCGAGCGACCACTGGCGAAGGGGAAAAGGCACTGGCGAAGAGGGGGTGCCCCAACCAAAGTTGCCGCTCCAAACGCCGATGCCCCAGCCCGAAACAAATTCGGTGGAGATGTTACCGGCTGGGTAGGAGAAGCCGATGGTGATGGCACCGCCCGTAGCTACAGATGTGGCCACGGCAGTCAGGCTAACATTGAATGCGAAGGCATTGGAGGTGATGACGCTAACCGGGAAGGTGGCCGTCGTCGAAGAGATCGCGTTGATGACGATGTTGCCGCCAATGGTAGCGGCAGCAGATACGACCTCGACGAGGCTGCCCGTCGTGAGGCCATGATTGGAGACGGAAACGACGATCTTCGTCGAGCCCGCTTCAGTAGACAGCAGATTGCTGGAAGCGAGGGTAGAGGTGATGGGCGTGATGTTATAGAAGGTAGAAAGTTCGCTGGAGAACAGGCCCACATTAGTAGCGATGACGGCGGCAGGCTGACCACCCCGGCTACGAATCGAAGTTAGGTAACGCGGCACGCCGAAGATTTTGCTATCTTGGGAAGAGTCGATGACGCGCTGCCAGCCGCCCATGAGTTCGGGGCGCCCATAGCGGAAGCGGATCTTGTCGGCGTCAGTCCAAAAGCCACCAGCGTCAAGTTGGGTCTTCTCCTTGACGACGCCGACTTGGAAGTTTAGTTCGGTAAGCTTCTGGTCCTGAAAGGTGGCCGACATCAGGCGGTCTCGGTGATCCGAACGCCGTAGTTGTCGAGCAGGCCCGCCATCAGGTCGATGCTGGTAGTGCTGGTATTGATGATGAGGGCAGGGCCAGAAGGCGGCAGGACAGTGCCGGTGCCGGCGGATTGCTTGGCCGTAACGTTGAAGGCGCCGCTGGTCTGGCGGATGAAGATGTAGGTCTTCGGCGAGGCCGGCATGATGATGTTGGCGTTGCCCGTCAGGGTGCCCTGCACAAGAAGAATGGCGGCGCGGGCTTGGTCGGTTGCCGCGTTGGCCGTGGTCAGGGTGGTGTCGCCGGACGAAACGCTAACGACCGCGATGCCCGCGACTGCGGTTGCGATCAAATCAAGGTTGTTGTTCGTCTTGGTGCCCCAAGTGGTGGCGTTCTCGCCGGTCGCTTGGAGTTCTAGACGAAGGAGGGGATCATAAGTCGAGGGCATTACTTGCGCTCCTCAAGGATGCGTGTTACTTTATCGTCAATTCTATTTAGCACAGTTGTGAGCTTGTTTTCAAGATCGGAGACAACCTCTCGCGTGGCGAAGTCCTTGTTGACTTGAGCGACGTGGCCGTGGTGAAGCTCTTGGAGGTGATCGACTTTCTTATGCACAGCCGAAAGCTCCCGTTGCAGATAGGCGCCGTAAGCCAACAGAAGTGGCCACAGGAAAGTGGAGACGAAGTCGAAAACAAGCTTGACGTCCATGTGAGGAATCCTAAGTTGGACTGCTCATAGAGGGGCTCCAGACCACGGAAGTGACCAGGATATTCGAGCCGTCTTCGGTGAGGAGATAGGCGTCGTTTTCTTGAGCGAGGTAGTTGTCAAGGCTCTGAAGGGGGCGGCCGTCAGGGACTTTGCGGGACTCTAGGCGTGGTCGGGGCGGCCTGTTCTGCGGGTGCTTCCGAAGATCGTAGGCGCCGTCGTAGCAAGAGGAGCAGACGACGAGGCCGGTGGATTCCTTGCGGAGTTGCCTGCGATAGTACTTCTGTCCACACCTATCACACAGCGACCAGACTTGTAGGGCCATGATCAGGAACCATAGTTGGTCTGGTCAGGGCGCCCATCAGGAACGGGCTGGAGTTCGCGGCGCGGCTTCGGCGACCTGTTTTGAGGGTGGCTCTTCTTGTCGTAGATGCCGTCGAAACAGGAGTAGCAGACCACGAACTTGGTAGACTCTTTGCGCAGGTCCCGGCGCTTGTAGTCGAATCCGCACCTGTCGCAGACCGACCACATGTCGAGGACGGACATTAGGGCTGCCCCGAAATGGTGTTCTCGGGCGACCCGTTATATCTATTGACGGCGTCGGAGCGGCGCGCCCGGCTGGACTCGATGTTCAGGGCGGTCAGTTCCTCGTTGAGGATGCCCTGCCAAAGCGTAACGGCGCCGGCATTCTTGGTCCACGCATTGGCGTACAGCATGGTCGCCGCGAACAGGGCCGTGTCCGTATAGGTCGCAAAGTAGTTGGTCGGGTGCGCCGAACTCAGGACCGTCACGCGCGGGATGTACTCGATGAGGGCCGTGGTGTTGGAGTGGGGCGTCGGCGCCAGAAAGATGGTGGCGTTGTCCTTGGGCGCGTAGTACTTGGCGGGAGCGCAGGACGTGTAGTCCGGCCAGTACGCGGTGAGGAACTCGTTGTTCTGCTCCAGCAGGTTGTTCCAGCCGCCCGTTGCGCAGACTTGGATGGACTTGAGGACAAGCAGGTTGGAGGGTAGGGTCAGGGTGCGCGTCGAGGCGCTGACCGAGACTTCCGTGAACGTGATGATGTTGACGGGGTCGAGGCGGCGCTGCAAGTGGGACTGGGCGCGCTCGATGATGGAGGGCAGGGCCGAGACGAACTCCTCGGAGTCCTCCTCCATGTTGGCGATGACGTCGTTGGTGAGGGTGGTGTAGGTGTAGGGCATCAGCGGCCAATCCTGATGTAGACCTTGCCGCGTTCCCGGTCCTCGCGCATGGCGTCCTTGATGGCCCGTTCGTATTCGGCGCGCAGCAGCGTCAGGCGGCCGGCGTCAACGCGGGTGCCACGGCGCAGACCGATCCAGTAGGCGAGACCGTAGACGAGGGCAGGCATGAAACGACGCGGCACATCGACATTGTCGAAGGCGCGCAACGTACTTTCGGCGTTCTTCTGGATGGTAAGGACGACCGTGTAGGTCTGGTCGGGGACCGGCCACAGGTTCATCACGTTGGATGCGCGGCGGCGATCCCACCAGTAGCGGGTCGGGCGGCCGGACTGGGACTTGGTGGGGATCTCGGCCCAACGCTCATAGCCGTCACGCTCCACGAGGATGTCGGTGGTGGAGGTGCGGATGCTAGCGACGAGGACGTCGGAGATGGTCTGGTCGAAAGTCAGGGACGAGACAGAAATGGAGACCGGGACGATGGTGGTCTCGATCTTGTGCAGGAGGACGTTCTTGTTCTGAAGGTCCGTCAGCATGTAGTCGAGGCCACGCCGGGCGCTGATCAGTTCGTCAGCAAGGACGGGCCCGCCGCCAACCATCGCGGCAGCATCCTGCAAAAGATCATCGAACGTAGGGTCGAAGTTGGATATGCCGCTGGTTGCCACGGGCGTTACTCTCCGTTACACGACC